GGGTAAGTTCCACACCATCTTTTTTAATGATTGTTGCGTCTCTTACCTGTATATTCCATTTATTAACGACCTCTATTTTGTCGTTCTCATGTGTTTCTGTTAATGCCATTTAGGGACGTTCTCCGAACGTGACAGGTTTATGGGCTTAGTTTAAAGACGTGCTAACGGTCTAAGTAGCTGTATAAGTCATTGTAAATTCAATATCGCCAGCATCATCTTCAATATCAGCAACTTTAAAAGTACTTGCACTTTCTCCTTCTGTTCTAGACCATGCAAAATAAGCATACGAGGTGTTTTGAGCTACAATCGCATTTAAGTGTTCTTTAATATCAGAACTAGATGAAGGATTAATATCTACTACATAACAAGAAGCGGTAGATCTGTTACCAGTTGCATCTATTGATGTAAAAGGTAAACCAGTAATATAAAATTGATTACCACTAGTCATACCAGTAGTATTTATATTTTCAATTCTTACTTGTACGGTTACTAATCTACCTACTTTTGTATAATGACAATTTGCATTGGTAGTAGTTGCATTGCCTCCACTTGTGGCATCTCTAGCTGTTGCCGTGAATGTGCCTTCTTCATAATCGTCCATCTCGTTGGCAGCATTATTAGCACCTAATCGAATACCGCCATATACGTAAACTCCCGTTGAAGTTGTGGTTAATTTAATTGAATGATCGTCATATAAATATACAGGCCCATCATCTTGAATTATGATTCCATTTTCACCAGCTTTAGGTTGAAGATAAATATTCGCTCCAACATCAGCGTCAACATTACCTCGTATGAATAAATGCCCCGTTTTGTTATCTATGTATGAGCCAGTTCCATCATGATAGATTTCTAAATCTGCATTTCCACCAAACTGGACTTTTCCATTATCTCCTACTATACAGCCATTGGCATTTGTTTCAAATTTAACAGAGTTGTCGTAATAGAGAACACATCCAGCGTCACCTTGGAAATATGCCATATTTTCGTGACCAGCATCACCTCCTGTTACTTTCCTTATGTGAAAAGCGTTTGTACCAACTCTTGCATCTAAGTATTTTGCAGCATCTGAATCACCTAGAAGGTTGAGTTCTCCAGATATGGCGAAATCACCAGTGACAGTAACTCCTCCACTGTATGTCTCAAGCTTCTTCGAGTTGTCATAATATAATTCTACGGCTCCATCCTGAAGGAATCTAGCCATATTTTCTTGGTTAGTTCCGTCTGAATCTTGCTTTTCAATAATGACGCTATCTTCAGAACGAATATAAATATTGCCAAGTCTGCCATCTATATAATTTTGATCTGATGTATGGTAGATTTGTAGATCCGCACCTCCACCAATTTGTAGTTTTACACTATCTCCTAGCAAGCATCCATTTGTATTCGTTTCAAACTTCTTAGAGTTATCGTAATAGAGTTCTACGGCTCCATTTGACATAAACTTGGCACAAGCTTCTCCACCAGTTGAATCTTTTATTTGAGTTGTGCTACCAGCAATAGCTAAGACACCAGTTCCTACATCTTTAATCCATGAATTAGATCCATCGTGGAAGATTTCTAAATCTGCACCACCACCAAACTGTAGTTTTATATCATCTCCTAGTAAGCATCCATTTGTATTCGTTTCAAATTTAAGAGAGTTGTCATAGTAGAGTTGAACGGCTCCGTTAGCTTCAAATCTTGCCATATTTTCAGTACCATCAGCATTTGAAACATACTGATCAGCACCTCTTAAATATAAAAGTCCTGTGTCATTAGAAATATATGAATTACTTCCATTGTGGAAGATTTCTAGATCATTACTTGCACCGAACTGTGCTTTAACACTATCTCCAAATTGAAGAGCTGCATCTAGTACTTCTATATGTTCTGAACCAACTGCATCGTCTGCTATTTTAGCTCCAGTTATAGCGTCTGCTGCTATCTTAGCTGTGGTTACATTTAAGTCTGTTATCTTAACAGTTGTAACTGCATCTGATGCTAGCTTTGCTGTAGTAACTTGTGCATCCGCAATATGTGCAGTATCAATACTTCCATCTGTATAGTGTTCAGAGTTAATAGCATCGTCTGCTATTTTAGCTCCAGTAACTGCATCAGCACCTAAAGCTGTAGTATCTACAGACCCTGCTGCATAATGTTCAGCATCAATGGAGTCAGCTGCTAGATGCTCAGAATCTACAGCGTCATCTGCAATCTTATCTCCAGTTATAGCATCTCCATCTATCTTTATAGAAGTAATTTGTAGATCAGCTATGTGTGCGGTATCAATAGATCCATCTGTATAATGTTCAGAATCAACTGCATTGTCCGCTATCTTAGCTCCTGTAACAGCGTCTGCGGCTATCTTAGCTCCTGTAACAGCGTTTGCGGCTAACTTAACTGTAGATACACTACCATCTGATATAGAAGCTGTATCAAGACCTGTTAATTCCGAACCATCTCCAATAAATTTAGTAGCTGTTACAGCACCTGTACTTGGATTATAATGGAAGTCTCCATCAGATTCAAGTCCTACGTTACCTGTAGCAGAAGCATCTTCAATAAAAGGTACTAAGTTATTTTCATTTGTATTTTCATTATCAGCAACTGAAACATGTGCTGCATTTGTAGCATTAGTTATAGTTGCACCAGTAGCTAGTTTAGCTGTGGTTACAGCACTATCAGCAATAGCTGCTGTATCAACTGCATCATCTGCCAACTCTGATGCTCCAACAGCATTTGCACCAATCTGACCAGATCCTATGGAGTTGCTGGCAATTTTTACTTGAGTTATTGCTCCATCAGCTACCTTTGCAGTCGTTACATTAGCGTCTGCTATTTTAGCTGTAGTGACATTTGCATCTGCTATCTTAGCTGTAGTAATTTGACTGTCAGCTATATGCTCAGTATCTATAGATCCAGCTGCATAATGCTCTGAATTAATAACATCATTTTGAATATTATCTCCATCTATACAATCGTTAGCTAATTTAACATGTGTTACTTGAGCATCTGCTATGTGTGCTGTATCTATACTACCGTCTACATAGTGCTCTGAGTTGATCTGATCATCAGCTATCTTAGCTCCAGTTACTGCATCAGCTGCTATTTTTGCAGTTGTTACTTGACTATCAGCTATATGAGCTGTATCAATACTTCCGTCTACATAATGTTCTGAATTTATAGAATCATCAGCAATCTTAGTACCATTTATTGCATCACCTGCTATTTTTGCAGTTGTTATATTTGCGTCTGCTATCTTAGCAGTAGTAATTCCAGAGTCAGCTATATCAGTTGTACCAATAGTACCTGCTGCTAACTTAGCACCAGTTACTGAGTTATCTGCTAGGTGAACTGTGTCTATTGATCCATCTACATAATGTTCTGAGTCAATAGAGTTATCTGCTATTTTAGCATTAGTAACTGCATCAGCTGCAATCATTCCTGTAGCAACTGTTCCTGTATCTCCAGTTGTTATTACTGTACCTGTTACATTAGGTAAAGTAATAGTTCTATCAGCAGTAGGATCAGTTACAGTAAGAGTAGTTTCATATGCATCATCTGTTGCACCTTCAAATATTATATCTACATTTTCTGCCATGGTCATATCTCCGACCATAGTTCCACCAAGGTTACTTAAATATCTAGCGTTAACTTCTTGTGTAGTATGTAAGTTTTGTGTGAAATTATCATTTAGATCTTCTGATTTAATAGCTGAACCAGCATAGAATGTAGCTGCTAAATTGTCTGTATCAGTTTCTCTGAATATTTTGATTTTAGCTCCACTAGAAGGAGCAGTATTAAATTGTACCGTTGTAGCATTAGCTAGGGTGAAGGCTGTTGTAACGGTTGCGTCTATTTGAGCTTTAACCTCAGACGACTTAAGATATGGGAATGTAAAAGCGTAATTGGTGGTGGAACCATTACCTGTATATGAGTTCTGTGTAACAGCCATAATTAGTTGTTATTTGGACATTTGTAATAATTTACGAGTTTCTAATTCTTTTGATTGTGCATCTACTGCTCCTTCAACATCACCTAATTTCATTTTAAAATCTGCATGACGTTGATGTAGAATAGTATTAGCGATATCTGGTCTTGTTGCTATTAGTTTAGCTTCAGCTACTGCTTGTGCATCTCTAATTATCTTATTTATTTCTTTAAATAAAGGTAATTGTTGAGTTTTAATCTTAACAAGATCATTATCTAAATCAGCACCACTAGATCTATGAGCACGTAGTAATCCTATTTGTTTCTTATATTTAGGACTATTCATTAAAGGTATAAGTTTTTTATATAGTTGCATTTCACCTATATACTTATATATCTGTTCTCTTTCAGTTTCACTATATTCATATGATCCAGTTGAATCTTTTTTCAGTCTACTTAAACCATCCCAACCAGTAGTAAGTAACCATTTTCTCCATGGTTCTTCTGTACCACTAACTTTAATAGGACTTATAGCATTAAGTATTCTAAGGAAAGGATTATCTATATCATTAAGAGGTTCACCTGTCCATATATCAATTTGCTCAGGTAAAAAACTAGAAAGTATAGGAATTTTATTCTGTACATATTTAACAACATCAGCTTGTATATCTTTTTGTGTAGATGTAATTGCATTACTTGCAACACCTAATGCACTAGATTGAGGTATCATAGATCTAGCTGAGTTAGCTACCAATCTAGACCATCCAGATAAATCACCGTTAGAGGCTGCTATAAGCGGCTCTAAGCCCTGTAAAGGAGTCTCGTTAAGGAATGTAGCAGAAATAGTCCACATGGTCTTTGCAAGGGCATCTTCCATGAATGGTTGATCTAAGTCTCTAGCATAATATGCTGTATCTCCTAATATACTTAATATTGGATCTACACCTATTATACCTTTATACGATACCCACTTACCACCAATATTAATAGTTTTAGGTTGGTATCCTAATTGATCTCTTTCTTTAGTTCTACGACTAGCATTATAATGACCATTACCTCTTATGTTACCAGCCATAGCATAGTCCCATAAAGATTTAGTTAATAAGCCACTAAAAGCAATTCTACCTGTATATTCAGCTTTTAAGTTTTCAAATATTACTCTAGCATTTGGTGTAGATGCCATATCTATACCATGTTCTGCTAAAGATAAAGCTATATCCTCATCAGTTCTAGCCCATAATGTTTTACTATATTTATTGATACCTGGAATTAAACTAATAGGAGTCCAAGATAAAGCATTCTTTACATAGTTACTCCCTGTTCTAGGGAACATAAATAGAAATTTAGAAATAGGATATGCTGTAGTACCTTGGTTAATCCAAGTTGACAAAGCATCATCTAAATTTAATGATACTTCTCCTGCTATAGACTTAAGAGCCTTATCAGTCATTATACCATTACTATCAAACATTTCATTATAATGTTTTTTCTCTGCTCTATGTATCTTTTTCCAATCAGTAAAACCGAATTCACTAAATACATCATCATATGCTCTAACTCTTGATAAGTAATGAGCTAAATGTGTTTGACTGAATACATCAGTAAATACCATACCAGTCATACCATATCTAAGAGCTTTCATCTTAGACATATCTCTTAAAGCTTCAGCCATATCAAGCTGTACTAACTTACCATAATTACCTTCAAATTCCCAGACAGGTCTCATCTCATTCATTATATCCCAAGTTTTATCTGTTTGGAATACAAAGTCTTTACGATAAGTTTTCATCATAAATTCAGGATCATTATTTGCTTTCTTCATCATAGTAAAAGCATCTTTTAATGCTCTTCTATTGGTTTCAAAAACAGCTCCATTATAGTAGAATGTTCTTTTTAAACCTTCAAAATCATCAGCAAATCCCCAGAAACCATGCCCTAATATACTAGTAATAGGTTTTAATATAAGTTGAGAAGTATTACCTACACCAGCTCTAAAAGCTGATACACCTGATAGAACATTATTATATATAACACCCCATGCAGATCTAGTAAATAAATTTAATTGTTTAGGATCTGGACTCTTTAACATTCCCGTAGGTGTTATTTGATCTCCAGCCCATTTCGTTAACTTAACTAAACTATCTACATCTCCATTAGTATGAGCAAACGCATCAACTAAAGGACGCATTGCTAAAGGATTCTTAATAGATAATTCTTTTAGTTCTTCAGTGAATCTTAAATTCTTAGCATGTATAGAATTCTCAGCAGATTTGAATTCAGAAGATAAAGTATCAATAACTTCTTGTATTGGTTTATCATCTGGTATAGCATCAAACCAGTTCTTATTTCTTAAACTCCAACCTGATATATACTTATTTAAAGCATACTCATCAAGTAAGAATAACATCTTATCAATAATAAGATCCATTGCTCTAGGATCATCAACAAAAGGTTGTAGTTGTTGTATAGTTTCTGCAAGTGTTGACGATTCTCTTCCTAAAGTATCCATTACTCTAGCAGAAGATTCAGCTATTTTTCTACCTAAGAATCTATCAGTTAGATCTCTCATAGCAAAAGCTGCTGCTCTAGCTTGTTCTTCGTTGATATATTCAACTTTGAATTTACCTAGAAGTAGATTCTTAACATCTTTATTTTCTGCAAATAAAGCTTTAACATCAGAAACTGATAATTCAGGGTTTACAATATCTTTATAGATAGCCCATGCAGTTTCATTCATTTGATTTGATGAAAATCTAAATCCATCAACTAATGCATTAAATCTACCTGTATCTCTAGCTTGTTCAGCTACACCCATAATAGCATCTCTAGATGTACTACCAACCATTAAACCCTTAGCTCTCATAGATTCAGTTATAACAGGAGCAGGGTCTCCTTCTGATATACCAGATTTAATTGCTGTTGTATCAGCTATATTTCTAGCTATATTACCAGGAGGTACTGATTGTCTAGCATTACCTGCTTCATCTAATACAGGAGTTATATCAGGATCAAAATCAGTTAGATCAGGAGTTGCATTTAGTTTATTAATAGCTGCTATATTACGTTCTTTTGTAGCATTTCTATCTAATGCATCTAATGCACCATCTAAATCTTCTACAATATTCAATCCTTGTACTAAACGTTCTCTTTCAGCAATTAAGTTATTCTCTACTTGTCTAGATATATTCTTACCACCTAAAGATAATTGTGTATCAATATCTTGAATCTTCAGAAGTTTTTCAACATCAGCTTCTTCAACAATTGATTGCTGCTTATAAGAAGTACTTGTTTCATCAAGTGGTTCAAACCAATCTAAAACTTTTTTATTACCTTTAATTTGTATAAAACTTCCTAATGTAGTACCAACTACACTTAATCCAGCAGTATCAAGCATGTTCTTATACTTCCGAACTCTAGGACTATCACTATCTAAAGTTTTAGCCCAATTAGGAATTGGAATAGTTCCTTTAGGACCGAATACATTTGGAAAGAAATCATTTAATGCTCTTAATGCATTATCTTCTTCTCCCACATCACTAAGACCAATAACAGCAGCTTCTTGTACACTAAATGCACCTGTACCAATTAAAGCTTTTCGTACTTTTTCTACTTTTGTAGTTGCGGGTATTTTCTGTATATTACCTGCAACATATTTACCACTAATTATAGAAGGGACAACTACAGAAAGCATCCTCCTTAAACCTTGATGGAAGTCATTAGGAGATTTAGTAGCTTTATCATACCAGTTATCAAATGCACTTAATCCAGGTAATACTCCAACTGCATCACTGACCCAATCAGTAGTAGTACCCATACTAATATCAGTTAAACCTCTTATAGTATCTCTGAAATTACTTAAAGGATCATTAAACTTTTTATGATTTTCTGCTTTTATATCAGAATATTGATCATATGTCCATCCATAATATTTAAGATACCATGCATCTCTTAATCGTTCTCTTTCTTCCGTTTGTTCTGGAGTACTATGTTCGTAAGGATTAAAAGGGTTACGTCTACTCTTACGACCTATCATATACCAATGTCTATATTCATCCCACCTTTTATCAGAATTCTCTTTCTTAGTAAGATCAACTTCACTAGTAGAACCTTTATAGTCTCCTTTAAATCTACCTTCTGGTATTTCTGTTTGTTCTTGTGCTGTAGATCTTTCACTAAATGTAGAATCAGCTTGATCAGTAGCAGACATTTCTGTTAATTGAGCTAACTTCTGATCTCCTTCTTGCTCCTCTATATCATCTATAGGGTTAAAATTTGTTACTGCCATTATATTTTCTAGTAGTATTTATAGTTATATAAAGCTTGTTGTTTAGTAGGCCAATAATCAGGATTATTAGGATCTAATTCTTTAGCTCTAGGTATACCTAATTCATCTTCATCTGCTATATCTAAAATAAAACCAATTGCTGCTTTATTTCGTTCACTATATGAAGACCAATTTTCAACATTGTATTTAGACTTATTAGCTCTATATAGGTTTAAATCTGTTTGACCTGGCGGTACTTTAACATCACTACCTTGAAAACCAAGTAGTTTATTTAAAATGTCAGTTTTACTTAACATAGGTGATCCATCTATTGCAAGTGGTTGCATACTATAAAGATAATCAACAATATCATTTTTTGGTATTGGGCTACCTGTTAATTCAGATCGAACAATTACATCTACATCATCTTGCTTAAGAAGAGTTTTAGTCGTACCATTAACATATATTCCACCATTATTTTCAAGCTCCTTCCAGAGATTGGAATAATCTCTCTTTTTTACCTCATCTAAACTAGCTGTGTTTGCATTTTTATTAGGTTCTGCTTCAAAAGCTGACCAGGTAATCTCACCTATCTCACCCTCTCTCCGGAAAATACCTGTTTTGTTAGCAAGCTTCTCTCTAGTATTAACTTGAGCTTGATCAATTCTTTGTAATGGAGTTAAATTTTGACCACTAGTTTTTCTAAATTCGTCATAAAAAACATTCATATAACCATTTATAACTTGACCTGCAACACCTCCTGTTGTCTGATGAGTAATTGTTTTATCTATGGCTTTTATATCATCTACAGCTATTTTTCTAAGTGCAGA